TCTGATGAGAAAGAATGGGCTAGTTGAGGTTGATAAAAACAGCCTAGAGCGGGGCGATGTTTTGCTCATGAAAATGACCGATGACTTTGCCTATCCCCATCACTGCGCCATCATGGAAAATCCGTCAGCAAACAAGATTTTACATCACCTTGTCGATCGCCAATCTTCGCTAGACTTTTATGGAACCTATTGGCGCGGCGTCACTGATTCGGCATGGAGGGTTAAATGATTTTAGTCAAGTTACTAGGGGCATTAGGCCATAAGTTTGGACGGCAATTTGAGTTAGAAGCCAACTCACCCGCCCAGATTATCCGAGCGCTGTCCTATCAACTAGAAGGCTTCGCGGCTTACCTCTACGCATCAAGCGATCGAGGGATCTACTATCGGGTTGTTGCGGATGAAAGCTCCGATGGGCTATCGGAAGAAGAACTTGAGTTGGGCATCAAAAAGAGATTGATTATTGCACCAATCATTAGAGGGGCATTTGGGAACATCGGCAAAATATTGCTCGGGGCTGCGCTGATCACAGCATCCTTTTTTACGGGAGGCATTACTTTGTTTGGGAGTGCAACCCTAAGCTCTACCCTACTTGGGCTTGGTGCGTCTTTAGCGCTTAGTGGGATAGCTGGGCTGTTGACGCCAACCCCTAGTGTAGTGGGCGGGGCGAGGGAGGCTGTCAGGAGGCAATCCTTCCTCCTGCCCAGTGGCGCACAGACTGGCAAAGAAGGTGATTGCGTTCCTCTGCTTTACGGCTATTTCTATTGCCCTTTGCAGATCGTGATCAGTACGGCTATCTCAGCAGAGGATTTCTAATGGCAAGGACTGGCGGAAGAATTCGCGGATCTCTTGGTGGCGGCAGCAAACCCCCACAGCCGAGGCAGTCAGTAGAAGATGACGATACCCTTTCTAGTCGCTCAACTTTTCGGGCGCTTCTACTAGTCGGAGAAGGGCACATCATCGGGACGTTGCCCGGGAATGATATTCGCAAACAGATATTTCTTGATGACACGCCCTTACAAAACCAAGACGGAAGCTTGAACTTTTCAAGTACAACGGTTGAGTTTAGGAATGGGACATTAGACCAGTCTCCTATCCCGGGCTTTGATCAGGTTGAATCCGAGCAGTCCGTGTCTACCCAGGTGACAGTTTTAGGCGGGGCTATCAGTCGCCAAATATCCAACCCCGATGCCAACAAGGTTCGAGTGAGGGTTCAGGTTCCATCACTGCGATCGATTAATCAAACGACTGGCGACATCACGGGAACCGTTGTCGCCTTCAGTATTGGAATCTCAACCCAGGGCGGGGCGTTTATTGAAAATCCATTGGAGATTAACGGGAAGTCGAGTGGGCCTTATGAAAGAAACTATTTATTTCCCTTAACGACAACTGGCCCGTGGGTTATTCGGATCACAAGAACCACTCCCGATTCATCATCCAGTTATCTGGAAAACGATCTCTTTTGGTCAGCAGTAACGCCAATTATCGACAATAAATTAAGTTATCCCTATAGTTCAATTATCGGGATAGTTTCCCAGACCCAAATATCTAAGGCTGGGGCTTATCTGTACGGGGCCATGGTTGCCGTCCCTAACACTTACAATCCAGCAACCCGAACCTATAGCGGATTTTGGGGCGGCGTGTTTTCCGCTAGAACCTACACAAATAATCCGGTTTGGATCTATTACGACTTGCTAACGACGACTCGCTACGGGGCAGGGGCAGATATTGACGCCAGCAAAGTCGATATCTATTCCCTGTATCAGATTTCTCAATACTGCGATGAGCTTGTCTCTGATGGGCAGGGTGGGACAGAGTCGCGCTTTACTTGTGGTTGCTATATCACGAACGCAGCAGAGGCTTACGACGTTCTAAACTCCCTCGCCTCAATCTTTCGGGGGATAACCTATTGGGCACAAGGACAACTGATCTGCGCTCAGGATGCTCCGGTTGAATCGGTTCGACAATATTCCCCCTCTAATGTCCTCGTTGAATACGATGAGGATGGTCGCCTGACTAAGCCACCCTTCACCTTCTCCGGGACGGCAAGACGGGCAAGGCATACGGTTTGCCTAGTCACATTCTTTGACGATAAGGACTTCTCTAACCCCAAAATTGAGGTTGTCCGAGACGATGAGGCGATCGCCCGATTTGGCTACCGAGAAAAAGAGCTATCGGCTTTTGGCTGTACCAGTCGATCGCAAGCCCAAAGAGCGGGGCGATGGCTTCTGATCTCTGAGCAGACAGAATACGAAACCGTCTCTTTTGAAGTTGCCACAGATGGAATTTTAGTTCGCCCATGGGATGTCGTTGACATCGCAGCACCTATCAAATCCCAGAAGCGGATCGGGGGCAGAATAAGCTCAGCAACCTCAGCCACTGTCACCCTTGACGCTCCCTTTACGATCGAGTCAGGGAAGACCTACACTCTATCTGTCCTCAACTCATCAGGCATTGTCGTCAAGAGAGCCGTAACATCCGGATCGGGAACTTACTTAACCCTGGCAGTTGCCGATTTTGGCTTTGTCCCAATTGCAGAAGGACCATGGCAGATCGCAGCATCGGATCTTGCTCTTCGGCAGTACAGGATCATCGGTATCACGGAAAACGAGGATAGCTATCAACTAACCGGGGTTCTTTATAATCCATCAAAACATAGCGCTGTTGATTTTGAAACCAAGGTGACGACGGCCCAAACCACCCCGACAATTACCCCTCTGCAAATCAATCCAGCAACCATACTAGCGCAGGTATTTTAATGGCTAACATTCGATTCTCATGGGGCGCTCCAGCGGTTCAGGCGTACTCCATCATGCAGGTTATTTACCCAGGAATGCAGTGGACAGTCCCACAAAGAAACCCAAGAGTTGCGCGTTATGCCGTCAACTATAAAAGGGCTAGAGATGGACAGTGGTTGTCTGCTGGAGAAGTGATTGAACCAACAATCGAGATTAAGAACATTCCTGACGGAGACTATGTGGTGAGGATTGCTATAATCGACATACTCGGCAACTATGGCCCTTGGGTTTCTTCCCCTCAAGCCAGCGTTACCAGGAACTTTATTTTTGATTTTAGCGATCCGTCTCACATAATTTCACTGGTAATTCTTTAATGTCTAATGTTTTCGGCAAAAACGCACTAGGAACCGACGATTTTATTCAGGCATCGGGAACCGGGCTAGATGCAGATCCCCACTTACCCTTTAGTGATAGTTTTTCAACCCAGATAAAATCAGCTTTCTTTACCGGATCAGCGTCCGGTGACGTTGTTCCACTTGTTGCCCTTAAAAAGATTAGGGTTCTAAGCCTTGTCATTACCGCGTCTGCTGCTTGCACAGTTAAACTTCAGTCCGGCGGTGCGACCGACCTAACCCCACCTTTTCATCTCGCGGCAAATGGTAATCTATCAATCAGCAACCCATTGGGGCTAACTGAAACCGCCGCCGGGGCAAAGCTCAATGCTGTTCTCGCATCCGCTGCAACCTATAGCGTCTTTGTGACGTATCGGGAGGTTTAGGGATGACTACACTCGACTTTGGAAGGATCGGAGAGTATCCAGACTTCAATCTCTTTGTAAAGGCATCAGATAACTTTTTTAATGTACCAAATCACTTAAAGTCGCTGGCTTGCTTTCCGATATACGGAGAGTCTTGCTGTCTTTCTTTGCCCAGTAATCCACCCGGCACATTTTATTTTGTCGATACACTTCCCGCCGGAACCTTCAGATCCTTCACCCCATCCGAGCGCTGGATAATCCCCGATCGCGAGACGATGACAATCGAAGAAGTCCGGGAATATAGTAAGACAATCCTGGATTGGAGCGCGATTCCCTCAAAGGTTGATTACACTCTTGAACCCCTGCCGCCATGGATCATTCCGAGTGGAAATGATTTAAGTGAGCAGCAATTACAGGATTATATTGATCTGGTCAAAATCTGGCTCTCGGTCAATGCGGAACCCGATCCCCCGCCGCCATGGATCATTCCCAATAAAGCAGACCTAGCCGATGCTCAGGCTCAAGAGTTTACGGAGCAAATCAAAGAATGGCTGGCAACGAACGAACCCGAGCCACTGCCTCAGCCCAACCCAATTGGCGATCGCCTAAGACGAGCCGTTGAGTCGATAACCAGGAGGATGGCGGGTGGGTAACTTTTTGACTCTTTCCAAAATTTCATTACTCGATCTCTATATTTATCGAGGCGACTATTTTGACGGGTTCTCCTTTCTTCCTCAGAATGCGGATGGATCGGTTATTGATCTTTCAACCGCCGTAATAGATGCAGAAATTGTTTTTAATGGTCAAACATTAACTTCCTTCAACTATCGAATTGAGTCAACTGGTAGCGTCAAGTTTTGGCTTACCAATGCCCAGACGACGCTACTCCCTAAACGTTTTGCCGGGAGTTGTGTTAGTGGGATTGAATGCTGGAATCCCCCGTATTTTGACAACAAAGGGCAGGAACTTCCGATCTTTGACATTAGAATCATTCAACTCATCAAAGCGGGGGATATTGGAACGATTACGGTCGGGGCAGGTAGCGACAAGGTAATAACCACCCTTTCGCCTCACTTCCTCGGCAGTCAGGAGATTGTCACTCTAACCGGGTCAGGAGTGGCAGGTTTGAACGCGATCGCCTATTCCAACCCAGTGATCGAATCATCTACCGCGATCCGACTCACCGGAACGAGCGGGGTCAGTGGAACCGCCGGATCTGGCGGGATTCTCTACCTGACTAAAGTCGATACCCTCTGCGCTGGGCGAATAATCACCACCGCCAACGTTTCAACTGCTCTCTGATTTTCAAAGCCGAGTCTGTGACTCAATTGCCTACGGTTGTGCCGAAGGAAAAGTAAAAACTTTCTTCAGGCATAATCATGACTAACCCCACAGAAGTAAACGAAGGCGTCGCCCTAATCACAGTTGGCAGGACTGCCCCAATTCCAGCAGGGCCGCAAACATCAGCCCTTTCCTTGCCTGTTGTCGTTGCAACCGATCAAGCTCCAATCCCTGTCGAGGAAGTTAATAAGACCGTTTCAGAGGTTTCTTTATCACTACTAGGAATCCCCCGAACCGAGACAGCATTAGGTATTTTCTCGGACGTCACGACCTATGATGTCAACCCGAATGAGTGGCAAGCTCTGATTCGCGCATCTGCCGGGGCTTCTGATGTTGCCCTGACTTCAACTGGCGCAGGAACCGCGTTGCAGCATAGCCCCCAAGAGTCAGCCGGGATCATCACCTCATCCGCCGCCGCCAACTCTTCTACTTTCGCGATCCTGACATCGCAGAGGTTTTTCCGATACCAACCGGGTCGGGCCTCATCCGGCACTTTCGGGGTGAGCATGACGGTTTCAACCTCCCAGAATGATATTAAAAAATGGGGTTGTTTCGATCGCTTTGATGGCTACTACTTCGAGGTTCAAGGCGGATCTCAGATCGACAAGTCCCAGAACTTTTTTGCTGTTCGTCGCTCCAGTGCCTTTTCTGCCACGATCTCCCCATTGAGCGGAGAAACGGGAACCGCCGGATCGTCTTTGATCATTACTCGCGATGGTCTCCAATACGTCCATGCCGGACTTTACGATCAGTCATTGCGGGTCGCCTCTGGTGGAACAACGATATCCGGATTGGGGATTAGTTTTCAGGTCGCTTCTACCGCCCCAATGGACTATCGCTATGTTTACGAGTATCGCGTTCCTCGCCAATACTTCTCCAAGGATCGGATGGATGGATCGACAAATCAGACGGCTTATTATTCTGATGTTGTCCCTGGAGGAGTGCCCTTTACCTTCACCCTTTCAGGCACAGCCGACGCGCCGATCGTTTCCTACACATCGGGAACAATCGTCCCCGATACCCTTTTAGATTCGGTTTGGGATCTGGATTTTACCCGCGTCACCATGTTTAAGATCGAGTACGGGTGGTACGGGGCGATCGGGGCAAAATTCCTGGCCTATGTTCCCGTAATTGGAACGCCAGGGCAGGTGCGCTGGGTTGAGATGACGGCAATCCGAGTCTCAAACCAG